CACAATGTCCTAGAGAAGTTATATGCCCATATGACCCAAAAGACAAACCTCCATCTATAGGTGACATGTTAGACGCAATGAAGGATGCATTTAAGTAATGGAAATTAGCCCAGTTATATTTTGGAACATCATACTTACACTTGTTATAGCTCCTGCTTTCTGGACATTCAGAGGCTTGCTTGCAGAGGTAAAACGTATAGATATACTACTCAATAAAACTAGAGAAGAGTATGCCTCAAGAGAAGATGTAAAAGAAGAGATGAACAAAGTCCACGAAGCCATGCACCGTATAGAAGACAAGTTAGATAGATTACTGATTAAAGGTTAAATAAATGGAAACACAGATCCCTATGCGTAAATTTGCAGGGTTTACACCACAGCAAATAGCGATGTTATTAGATAGAAAAGGCTTAGACTATGGTAGTCCTGCCGCAGCAAGATACCTTGCAGGTATGACTAGAAAAGCTGAAAAACTAGTAGGGACAAAAAACTTTCAAGAAGGTGGTCAAGTCTCTGCAGGATCTCCTGCTGCTACTAAGTCTAACCTAAACTTAGCACAGTCTAAACTAGCAGAAGAACAACAAAAACTATCTACACTCCAACAGCAACTAGCTGCTCTACCCACAGATGTAGGTGCAGACAAACAAAGAGAGTTAGTTGTATCCCAAATAAATCAACAAAACGCAAAGATAGCGCAAGCTCAAGCAGGTTTAGCTAGTGCATCATCTTCTTTTGGTGTAGCTGCTGTTCCTACTGCAGCAGAGGCTGTAGGTATGACGGTATCTACTCCAACAGAAACTATAACACCAATACAAACACAAGAGATAACTCCATCTACAGCACAAGACATTGCTACTGACACAGGTCAAGTAGGGACTGCTACACCTATAACTACAGCGATAGGAGAAACTACACAGACTGCTGCTCCTACTATAGGTACAGCAGCACAGGCTACAACCACAGGCACAGCAGCAGATGTAGCTGCATTAGATATACAACCAGTTCAAGGACAGATTACTCCTGAAGCTGTTATTGATGCAGCACAACAAGCTCCTGAAGAATTAGCAGTACAAGACGTACAAGCTGCTGAAACACAAGGTACACAAATAGTATCACCTGCTGCTAGACAGCTAGAGCAAGGTGAGACTGTACAAGCTGTAGCTAATGCTCAACAAGCCTCACAATTTATAGAAGGTGTAGAAGCAGCTACAGGCGCACCAAGCTCTGCTGCAACTGTCCAAGGTCAATTATCAAACTTAATGACACAGTTTGAAGGTGATCAGCCTCCTGCTTGGGCTGCAGGTGCTATTAGGGCTGCAACTACAGCTATGGCTCAAAGAGGTATATCTGCATCATCTATGGCAGGACAAGCTATAGTGCAAGCTGCTATGGAAAGTTCTTTACCAATAGCTATGGCTGATGCTCAAACGGTAGCTCAGTTTGAAACACAAAGCCTAAGTAATAAACAACAGATGGCAGTATTAGCTGCACAGCAAAGGGCTGCTTTCATTGGATTGGAGTTTGATCAAAAGTTTCAAGCTAGGGTAACTAATGCAGCAAAAGTGTCAGATATAGCTAACATGAACTTTTCTGCAGAACAGCAGATAGCATTAGAAAACGCTAGACTAGCTCAGACTGCTGATTTAACAAACTTGAGTAATAGACAAGCTGTTATAATGGCTCAAGCTGCAGCTATGTCTCAGGCTGATATGTCTAATCTAAATAATAGACAACAAGCTGCTGTGCAAAACGCACAGAACTTTTTACAAATGGACATGGCTAATTTAGATATAGCTCAACAAGCTGATATGTTTAGAAATCAATCTATAGTGCAGTCTTTATTTAGTGATGCTGCCGCAAATAATGCAGCCTCTCAGTTCAATGCTACTAGTGATAATCAAACTAATCAGTTCTTTGAGAACTTAGCAGCTACGGTAGGGCAGTTTAACTCTGCTCAAAGCAACGCTATGGAACAGTTTAATGCAGGAGAAATAAATGCTCTACAAAAGTTTCAGGCTGAGGTTAATAATCAAAGAGATCAGTTTAACGCACAAAATCAACTAATCATAGCACAAGCCACCGCTAGATGGAGACAGCAGTTAGCTACTATAAACAATCAAATTGCAAATGAAGCTAACAGACAAAACGCTTTACAGGCTAATGGTCTTACCCAAAAAGGTTTAGATGAAGTGTGGCAGAAAGAGCGTGATCTTATGGCTTACGCATTTGCTTCTGCTGAAGCTGCTGCTGAAAGAAGACAAAGACTACTGGAAGCTAACTTAAATGCTGAACAAGCAGGAGATACAGCTTTTAGCTCTGCACTAGGACAGTTTGGTAGTGCTGTTGTAAGTGGTATATTTGGTAATTACGACAAGATATTTATATAGGTGACAAATGGCAATAGATCCAAGCATAAGTAGAAATAACCTTAATAGACTAAGAGAAGCGGCTATACGTTCTGCTCTTGATAACGTAGTCGATGACGAAGGTGATAAGATACAAGCTAGTAGAACACTTATGGCAAAATCTCCTGAAGTTAAAGATACAGCAGAAATAAAATCAGCTTCTAGCGAAGTACAGCGAAGACTAGAAAGAATTTATGCAATGGAAAAAGGTATGTTAGATCCTGATGTAGCCACAAAGGATTATGTTGTGCAAGCAGGAGATACACTTACAGACATAGCTGAAGCAACAGGTACAACTATAGGTCAGATGATAGCTCTAAATGATTTAAAAGATAAAGATAGTTTAGCTGCAGGTCAGATTATTAAAGTAAAAAAGGTGGCTGATTTAAGCATTATTCCTGACATACTTGATGCACTACAAGCTTTTGGTGGCTCTGGGCTAGGACAGCTAAGAGAGTTAGCTCCTTTAGCACAACCTGCCTACGATCAAATGAGAAACTTATTTAGGAAGACATAATAATGGAAGAAGTAAATACATTTACAGCACCTATAGCAGGACAATCACTAACTACAGAGCCTAAAGGATACTCATGGGAGCGTCCCTCTGAGATGAGTGAAGTCCCTCAAGTTATAGATTTTTATATAGACAAGCTAGGTGATCAAGCAGTAATGGATGATGTATTTACTGCGTTAGATAACGGATTTCCTCTAAGTATTTTAGTTGATAGTATATTAGGTGTAGGTGTTATGGAGGGCTTGCACACAGTAGATATAAGTTTAATAATTTCTCCTGTATTACATGAATATATTTTAGCTGCAGCTAGATCAGATGATGTAAATGTTAAAGAGCATCCTGTACAAAGAAAAGAGGAAGCTAATGCTAACGATGAAGAGATACTAAAAACAATGCTTAGAGAAGCTATTGACAAAGCTAAAACTCCAGATGAAGGTACAGAGCTTCTTGAAGAAGCATTAGGTTACATGAGTAAAGAAATGACACCTGACGAAAAAGCTACTCTTGCAAGTGGCATGGAGATGACTACAGATGAAACTGTAGATGAGGCTGAGTTTGAAGCAGAGGAAGCAGTAGCAGAAGAAGAGCCTCGCAGAGGTTTGATGGCTAGGAGAACATAGATGGGATTTGATGCAAAAGCTTTTGCTACAGCTTTTTTAGAGGGTCAGGCTGTAGATATAAAAGCAAGACTACAGGAAGCCAGAGAAGAAGGTAAGCGTAAAGCAGAGATAGCTAGAACTGCAGGTATGTCTCAGTGGAAAAAGCGTAAAGGTGTAGCTAACGCATATAAACTTTATGTAGATTACTTAGATAATGCAGGTATGAGCCAAGAAAACTTACGTTATTTGATACAAAGCCCAAAGTCTTTAGTTGAGGCTTATAAAGGTATTAAAAACTTTTCTGATACACACAGAGGTGAAAAACTTGATGAGGAAACTATAAACTCAATAGTAGATTTATCATCTACCTTTGTAGACGAAAAAGGTCCAGATGGTCAGCCTCTATATTCCTTAGATCAATTAATAAACAGGATGGCAGGATTATATAAAGAAAATCATAATCCTACCTCTACAGATCCTATGAGCAAATACGAAAACTTATTAGCATCAGCCCTTAGTTTAAATGCTGATGAAAGATACAACATCAAAATGAAGTCTCAGATGGTAGGTGATAACTTTAATATGCTAGATTTATATGATATGGGTGCTGCAGGTGATTTTGTTCCTGAGAGTATAGCACCTGTAGACGTTAATATTGGTTTAATACCACAGCCATTAACAGATAGAGAAATGGCTAAACAACAAGATGATTTTTTTGGTCAATTAGAGATATTAATAACACAAGAACAAGATGATTTAGTAGCTAAAGGTCAAGCATTGCCTACAGATAAACAAAAACTTCTTAATAATTTACAATCAGGACTACAAATAGATTCTACACGTATGCGTTTAAGTGAAGAATATGGAGATCAAGCCATAAAGAATTTATATGCAAAAGGTGGTTTTTACAAAAATATATTTGATAATCCGTTAGTCTGGGATGCTGAGAATAGAGCTAGAATGGAAGCAGAAATACTAGGAAGAGAAAAGCTAGGTACTACTAGTGGTGATGGAGGAGGTCAACAAGAGAATGTAAAAGCTAAGTTTAACACAGAAGAGGAGCTAAAAAACGCTATAATTAATGAGAGTATTGGCAAGAATGATATTATAGAACTAGCAGGTAATAGAGTTGTTGTTAATGATGAGATGATTATGGAGGCTAATAAAGCTGATAGCGATGCTATTGAATCTCAAATTAGAGGTGGAGGAGTACAAAAAGTTAGCACTGTGAGTACAGAATCACTACAAAGTATTTTCAATAATGCTTTAGTGGAGAAAAAAGACTACGGTAGCGGTGCTGTGTTTGAAATAGCTACATTGCCAGAGTTATCTCCAGAAGAGAAGCGTGTTACTGATGCTTATATAGCCTCTATAAAAGAAGCATATGATAGACTTCCGACTGAGCTAAGGGGAGGTTATGGTGGAACAATGGATAGAAAAGTCTATAAGGGTAAAACTTACGGAACAGGAACAGAAGAAGACTTTAGAAGGTTTCTAAGAGTAAGACTAAAAGAAGAGTTCCCTGATGTAGCTGATAGTCTAATACAAGAACTAGTAGGAATGTATTAAGGAGAAACATATTGGCTACTTATAGTATTTTTAAAAGCCTAAATAAAACACCAGACCCTGTAGGTTTAGTTTCAGATCGTCCTAGCCCAAGGATTAGAGATGAATTAAAATTATCTCCTAGCGATTTAGTAGAAGATAAAGAAAGCCTAAGACGCATCAAAGAGTATATGGAATCTAGACACGGTATAGGTGTAGCTGATGACTTGTCTGACGAAGATATAGTAGACAAATTTATAAATCACATGCGTAGTTTTCAAGGCGGCAACTCCATAACAACATTAGGTGAAACTGCTTGGTTAGCTAAAGCTGACGAAGACACTAGGGCTGTTGCAGGTCAAGCCTACGGCACATTTGATAAGTTAGGTAATCTATTTGGAGATCAAAATACTTTAAGTGAAAAAGTAGACGGTGTATTTGATTATGCTAAATCTGCAATATTAGATCCTGCTAATCTAATAGCTTTTGGTGCAGGGAGACTTGCATCAGGATTGACAGGTAAACTTGCAGGTAGGTGGGCTAGAGCTAAAGCAATAGAAGAAGTAGCTAAACTAGGTCCAAATGCAACACAAGCTGCGAAAGCAAGAACGTATAATAATTTTATAGAAAAATCTATAAGAGGAGCTAGGATAAAAGAAGGTCCATCTGCTAGAGTTAAAAAAGAATTAGCTGCTGCTACAGGCACAGATGCTGCTTTATCTTTAGGTATAGATGTAGCTTATCAAAACGGCATGATAATGTCTATGCAGCAAGAAGATTGGAGTGAGTTTCAGTCTGGGTTAGCTGCTCTTGGTGGTTTAGTAGGTGGTGGTGTATCCGCATTTTCTGTTGGTGTTAGAAAAACATCTAAACCTAAAGGTGTGACAGCACAATTCACTCCTGATAAAAATTTAGCTATTAAATTAGCCTCACAACAAAAAGAATTTAGAAAAAAGGCAGGTAAAAACTTACAAAAGATACTTGAAGACTCTATTAAAGTTTTTACTACATTAAAACAAAAATCAGCTTTTTATAAGCAAGAAAAAGCAGAGTTAGCAGAAAAACAAGGTTTTACAGATAAAGAAGCACTAGATGAAGTTTTATTCTGGAAATACTTTTTCTTAGGTAGTGATAGAGCAGGAGTAAAAGGGCTAGCTCAGTCTATGCGTGATGCAGGTATAAACTTTGAAAAAAGATTTGAAGGTGATGGTATAACTAACTTTGCTGCTGATGTAATAAGAGAAAATTTAAGTGGTGCAGATTTAGATAAATTTATAGCTACTATGGAAAAAGGATTAACTGGTGCTAAAACAAAAGCTAGTTTACCAAATTTTAAAAAGGGACTAGAGGCATTACGTTTACAAAAAGGAAAAGTGTTATCTAATAGAGAGAAACTTGATTTTTTCTCTAAAAGAATGGCTAGTAATATTAGTAACTCTGGTAAATATCTAGCCATAATGAGACAATTTGGAAGGGAAATAGCAGAAAATCAAAAAAATGTAAATGCAGATGAATTAATACATAATTTACAAGATCCTGTAGAGGAAACAATTTTAAATAAAGTTACTAATGTAACTAACTACGCACAAAACGTAATAATCCGCAATATTGTTACTAATCCAGGAACTACAGCACTTAACCTAGTTGGTTGGAGTGCTTATTCTACAGCACAAACTGTTGCTGATGTTATAAAAGCTGCGCTGTATAGCGGAACAGCTTTGACTAAAATGGCACTGGGCTTAGAAACAGATAAAAAAGGTCTTTATCTTTCTAGGGTAGCACAACTTAATATAAATAAAGTAAGAAATCTGCTAGATCCTGAGACTACTTTTGAAGCTTTTGAGTCTTATTTAAAAGCTAGACCTGAAGCACAAAAAGAGTTGATGAGATATTTATCTGGTGGTGTTGATAATCTTACATTTAAAAAACAATTTGGCTTTGATCCTGAAGACAATATGTTTGGCAGATCTACAGAAAACTTTACAAATTTTATGCAAACCATGTATGCAGTTAAAGGACAAGACGTATATACTAAGTCCGTAGAATTTTTTTACAATATAGAAAAACAGTTAATAAAAAACTATGGTAAAACTTACAATGAACTTGTTAATGAAACACCTAATTTAACAGAATTTTTTAGTACGGATCAATATATAAAGGTAGAGGCAAAAGCTATAGATGATACACTACGATCTGTTTTTTCTAAAAAGTATGGTGCAAAAACATATGACTTTGGTAAAGACCCACTAGGTTCTTTTGCTAAGGCTGTAGAAGACTTTAGAAAAGTGCCTGTATTAGGTTTGGCTATGCCGTTTGGTCAATTCTTTAATAACACGCTTGCTTTTATGGCTGATTTTACTCCTCTAGGAACAGGAAGAGAAATATATAAATATTTTACCAAACAAGAAAGTGATGTAGGTGACGCTATGGCTAAAGCAGCTATAGGCATGACTACAGTTAGATACTTTGCACAAGAAGAGCTAAAAAACATAGATGAAGGACTAGCTTGGTCTGAGAAACGTGATCCTGATACAGGTATGGTGAGAGACTTACGCTATGATTATCCCTACTCTTTATTTAAAATGGCAGGTAGAATGTTTGCCCACCTTAAAAGAGGAGAAGAGATACCTCAAGATTTAATACAAGTTGCAAGTGAAACTTTTGGTTTCCGACAATTTACTAGACAACTAGGTGAGTATGAATTTGGAATAGGTCAAATGGTTCAAGGTCTAGCATCAGGTGAGCTAAGTTTAACTAAAGAAGCAGTAGGAAAAATTGTAGGAAATGTAGCATCACAGGCTATTTCAGGTGTTACCAGACCCATAGATCCTATTAATCAGGTTGTTGGTTTAGCTCAAGGCGAAGATTTTAAAGCTATTGACAGAAAGCAAGGTCTTAAAGTATTAAATAACTCTTTAAGATATGTAGATAATATATTTGCTAGTTTAGGTGTAGAACTAGCACCAGAAAAGTTTAAAGGCACTACAGGTGAAAAAGGAAGATCACAAATATCTAAAGTGGTAGGGTTTAGAGAAGTGCCTAAACACAGTTACACACAAAGAATGTTTAATGTTATAGGAAGACCTGAGTGGAGAACAAACATATTCTCAAGAGTGCCAGAGGCTGATAACAGAGTTAATGAATTGCTATTTACTTTTTTAGAAAGAAATGCTGCTTTTGTATTTAACTCTAAGCGTTTTAAAGAAGGTAGTATGAGAACTAAAATAAAACTTGTAAACAACGCATTAACTACATCAAAAAAACAAGTGAAAACAAGATTACAAAATTCTCCAATAATAAAAGACAGAAAGTTACAGCTTGCGTATCAAATAACTAAAGGTAAATCTAGGACTGATGTAGCAAGATATCTTAAAAACTTTGCAGGAGTTGATGATATAATGGACTTAAACTTAAATCAGTTATTTATGCTTAATGAGCTTATAAAGGGTGATGATACAGCAGCTAGAAATGCTCTTAAAAGCTACAACTAACGTCCATAAAACTGTGTCGTTTTTTTATTCCTAGCATCAAACAGATACCAACAACAGTTATCTTTGCCTGTCATCTTACTATCTGGTATCCACTTAACTCTCCCAACACTGACAATCTTCACTAGCCAATCCATGTAGGGTTGGCTTTGCTTTGTGTGACACCAGTCTGCGTCAAATAAGAACCATGTTGGAGACTGCAAAGCAAAATGATCTATGGCAGGATGTAGTATACTCCTAGTCCAAGGTGGGTTTGTGATCACATAATGCTCTATTTTTGTGGGTACTACAGTCACTCTAAACATATCTTTTTGTTGTATTAGGTCAGAGCCTTGAGGATAAATATCACTCATAGACATGAATATACCGCTTGTGTGCTTCATTATCCACGCAGCTAATGCTCCGTTACCTGCACAAGGTTCTGTAAAGTAGAACTTATTTTTAGGCAGGTGCGGTACAAGTGGCATAAAAGCTGCTTCTGGTGTAGGATAAAAGTCTCTTTCAATCCTGTCGAAGTTGCTTCTCTTGCCCATCTCTAGTCTTTCTTTTTATAAAGTTATCAGCTTCTTGTTGTAACTTACTTTTCTCTTTAGTCTCTTTGTTTTTATAAAACTGCTCGATCTCTTTTCTAAGTTTCTGCTCTTCTGGACTCATTGTTTTTTACCTTTTGTAGTCTTTTAAAATACGCAGTGTTAAAACCACGTTCCCACTCACGGTTAGCGTGTGTGTTGGGTTTATAAGGATTAGCCTTCAAGTTTATAATTTTATTAGCCTTATACATGTATCCCCTAGAAAAAACATCGTATCCTTTATCAAAAGGTTTCTTCATTTTATGCTCCTATATCTACAATTTCACAAACATCGCCACTACAAGCAAAGGTCTGTGTACCTGCTGTAGTGTCTTCTTTCTCGTAGTCTGCAAGATGTGTCCAGTTTATGTCGTAGACAAACTTACTGCACATATCATTGTACTCTTCTTCAGTACACTCTTGATATGGTGCTTGCTGATAAGAGTGATCTGAGTGTGGTAAGAATGACACACCTGACATCTCATCAAAGTGTTTAAATACAAATGCACCAACCTCCATCCACTCATCGTCACGCACAGAAATAGTCACTGACGGCTTGTGTTCACACCAGTGCCTCTGGTACATCAACCATGTTTCTAACTGCTGTATGGCTGTTAAATCGGCTCTGACAACGCTTCTCTCTGGAGACTTAACAGGAAAACTAAATACAGTAGTGTCATTAGGCTTCATCACATCAGGTTCAGACGGAACACCTTGATCTATCATAAACTGTGTTAATGGGTCTTTGTTATCACCTCTAACAGTCCTGATGTAATACTTGCTGTGTCTAGCGTGTATACCAGATGCACTGTCTACAAGTTGTGACACTGTGCCTGATGGCTTAACACATGTGATAGCAGTGGACTGTGGTATATGAAAGATAGTAGACCATTCTCTGTTAGTCTCTACTGCAATCTCTCTTAGTGCAGATAGTGTCTTCTCTAGTCCTTGCTTTTTGCCGTTTGTTAGCTCATTGTCCATAATACCTGTGAGTGATACACCAAGTAGTCTTTCTTCTTCTGTATTATTCTTCCACACTTTGCGTAGATAAGGGAAGTTTGTAAGTGTGGACTGTGCTGTGCCAAGTATAGTAGCCAAAACAACTTTTCTCTTTAGATCGTCAAACCTGTCGTTTTCTCTAATTACAACCTCTGTTAGATTGCAGAACTGATAAGGACGTAATATAATCTCACTACAAGGATTAGTACCAAAGTCATAGTTAGGATCTCTGCGTCCATATTTTTGTACTTGATTCTTAGCTGACACCCTGTTGAAGATGCCACGCTCACCTGATTTAGATTCAACTAAGCCAGTCCATTCTCTCAAGAATGTCTCACCGTCTGGCTTGGCTGTGTAAGCCACAGAGTTATTAGATAGAGCCATGTGTGGAGCATCCTGCCACCACTGTCCTGATTTAGCGTGTCGCATACGCAAGTCACCTAGATTAGACAAACTAATCATAGCTGACCTACGCACACCACCCACCACAACTATCTCACCTATCTTACACATCAAAGAATGACAATCATAACTAGATAACTTACGTCCTGTATTTGCTTTAAATAAAGCCACAGTAAAGTTAAATAAATCAAGCAAAGGTGCAGGTCCACTCGCTCTACCGCCAAACGTCTTGAGCCTAGCTCCTGCAGGTCTGACACCAGACATATCCCACTTAGGTATTTCACCCATATATAGATGTCCTACAAGTTTCCTGAAACCTTTAGCCCAACCTTCTTTGCTATCTGCAATCTTTATAACAGTGTCGCACTCTTCTAACTCGTTAGGTATGTCAGGTAATTTATTTATACAATCTCTCTCTACAGAAAAGCCTACACCTGTGCCACAAAGAAGTATATACATAGCCTCATCAAAAGACTTAGGATCATCTACAGGCAAGTAACTACAGTTGTACCCTGCAGTATTATCTCTGTCTAACGCTTTACCTGCAGTCATCAATGCTCTCATGGATGGCATAACTTCTAGGTTATATATAGCATCATAAACTTCTGCTTTAGGTAAATTGCCTTTGACCTTCTCTGCAATATAATCTACATATCTCTGAACAGTTTCATCCCAAGTCTCTCTTCTTTGTTCATCATCAAGCCACCTAGCGTACCTAGATGTAGCTATAAAGTTTTGGTAATCTGTTGGTAGTGTGTTATTCAATTTATTTTCCTTTCATTACTTACAGGCTCAATGTGCATACAAAAGAAAAAGCTGTCTAATAGTTTAGCCATTTTTTCAAAGTTGTCTGCTTTATAGGGGTCAGGCATTTTATCAGAATCATTTAAAAGAAAAGACTCCATAGTAGGGTCATCTACTTCCGTACAAGCTAGTATGGATGTTACACTGTATAAATTATCTTTGCCCTCTACTGAACAAAATATATGTCTTTGTTTAAAATCTTCTGGCATATCACTTAAAAAATTCTCTACATCTTTCCAAGTGTGTACCTTTTTCTTGGGAGCTAGGGGATCATCCGCTAAAGTTTTTGCTGCTTCATTAATACTTTTACCGCTAATCTGTTTAGTTTTTTCAAATTTCATTGCTTGTCACCTTTATATTTTTAATTTCTACACCGTCTGCATCAAACATAAGAGCCTCTATTAATTCTTGCACACTTTCTGTTTGACCTTCTTCATCAATAGATAGGACATTCTCTTCAGGGTCTACTTCTAACGTCATATATACTTTGAACTTCATGCCACTAAATCCTTTAAGTCAGGCGGCACATAGTTTGGACCTTTCATTACTTTACCATCTTCTCTATAAATAGGCTTACCCTTGTCATCTAGTTTAGACATATTACTAGCGTGTACTCTATTAAAAGCTACCTGTAAAGGTAAACCTAGTGCTACAGCCATACCAGATATAACGTACTGTAAGTCGCATAGCTCTTTCAATAAGTTTTCTCTTACCTCTATCTTAGGCTTTCTTCCTCTAGCTAACGCTATAGACACCTGATTTATTTCTGACATTAACTCTGTAAACTCCTCTACTATTAAACTTCTGCGTAGCTCCATGCCATCTACGGTCATCGGTTCATCAATAGGATGTCCAAAAGCTACATGAAACTCTCTTAAACTATCTTCTCTTGATTTATAACTCATTGTCATTTGTTCTCCTTTTCTATTATTAATTTATCTAAGTACCACTGTGCCTTTTTCAAATCCTCTACACCACCTTTGTACCTATACCTCCATACATACTTCAATATATTCCCTTGTAAGTAATACTCATAACCGTCATCTGTAGCTGCTTGAATTGCATCTATGCACTCTATGTTAGCCTTGTTGTAGTGTGGTGGACTATTAACCATATCTGTTTCAGTCTTTTCCATTTTTATGCCTCCAATCTACGTGAATCACGTTATCTTTTATTTCTTTTACTAGTGGTGTGTCATTTACTTCATTTCCTTTGTCATCGTATATAGGTGCTAGTTCTCCGTCTTCAAGTAACTGTGTTCTTACTCCTCTAACTAATTTTAAAAAATCATCATCCGTTTCTAGTAGAGGTATGGTAGCAGCAACTAAGGTAGCCATCTCCAACATTAGATATCTAGTCCTTTCATCCCAGATATTATCTTCATGGAATAGTATTTTTATATTAACACTACCATTAAAATCTCCTTGCTTTGTCTTTTGTGGTGTGAATATTATTGTATAGTCATCTGGTGATATTTTCATATCTTTAGCCTTTTCTTTTTATAGGGTAAAACACCTAGTTGTACTCGCTTTTTTCTTTCAGTCAACCATTTTTGTGGAATAATTCTATGTGCATATAAAAAACCATGTTTTTCACACCAGTCAGAGTATCTACTCTTTGACTTTTTATATAGTTTAGCATTAGCATTACTAAATATAAACCTTATATCTAACTTAGGGTACTGACTTTTGATACACAGATGCTTTCTTCTATCCTCTGAATCAAATATACCTTTACTTTCTATTATTATACCGTTGTCTAAAATAAAATCAGGAGTGTAATGCCTGTATCTAAGATCTTCCCACTCTATCTTCAGTAACTCGTATCGAACTTCTTTTTGACACGACTTCAGAAAAGCAGCAATCTCTTTTTCCAGACCACTCCTGTAACGAAATTTATTATGTTTACGCATTAGCTACATGCGTATAGTAAACTGTTGGTGGAAACTTAGACTTAGATACTTTAGAAGGCAATGCTTGTATTTCTCCCCAACACTTTTCTTTGTATGGGCAAAAGCCACACTCTACTCCTAGCTTTCTGTTACCGCTAGGTTTACCGTAGTAAGTCTCAGGTATGTCATCAAAGCATCTCTCAAATGGTTCATCATTTTCTAAGTAAGAAACAGTATCTTCTATCTTAATTAGTTCTTTGTCTAAATTTAAACCTTCTGCCTCTACATACTTAAAACCTCCTGTGTTTTTATTAATGACCCACCAACCGCCTACACCTTTACCTGCTGCTTTTGCGTATCCTGCTAGTTGAGCTACATAGCCAAAACTATCTCCCGATTTAAGAGTGCCAAAGTTATCAAACTTATTATCGTAAGACCATGATGATGCAGATTTTATATCATCTACTTTGTCATCTAAAATCATATCGTATTCGCCTTTGATGTCGGCATGTTTTGTTTTTAATGTGACCTGTCCACTGTCTGTAAATTTAACATTAGCGGCTCTCATTATACCTTTAAATACAGCCTCAACTATATCGCCTAGCATCATGTTAATTAAAAAGTAAGGGGACATAGGTTCTTTATGTTCTGGGCTGTTTTTATCAAACCAAAGCTGACACTTCTTTCTGCCTATGTTTGACATTCTCAATCTAAAGTCTTTGCGAGATGTACCTCCTGAGAACTGACGAGACATCGCATCTTTAACATCTTCAGCTACCTTGTCAACAATAGATTTGTCAACTTTTGCTGTACCTTTAGCTGCTTTATCTAAGAAAGCTAATATCGCCAGTTCTGCAGGATGGTTCATACTACTTACTCCTCGTCAATATCAACTATTGAGCCTACAATGTCAGAGTCTTCAGGGGATAAAGACTCTTTGTTGTTCTCTTCCCAAAAGTTGAGTATTGTAGAGTTAGTAGATTCAATCCACTCAACGAAGTTATTTAGAACCTCATTATCATCAGTGGTAACTTCAACAGATTTACCTAGTTTACCTGTGATAACACCGTAGGTTGCACCTGTAGGTATACTCTTAACTTCACCTGATAGTAAAAGCTCATAGTGTATAGGCAACCTATTCTTCTTTTGGATAGAGGAGTAAAGGGAGTCAAGGTTCTTATAACTCTCTCTATTTTTAACATTCATAAAGAAGGGAAAAGGGTCTACATCTACAGGATTACCTTGTTCATCCATAGCTTTGTCGAGTGTACACATGCCAAATATAGCTTTGACACGCTTAGTTTGACGCATGAGTTCCTGTGTCTTAGGAGGGAGAGCATTAAAGTCCTGCACATAACCTGATGGTCTTCCACAGTTTATACCACCGTAGTTATCCTTCAGGTCTTGATTAAGAGACTTTGCTAAGACAGTTCTTAACATGCGTCCTTCTTTACCATCGTCACTCTTGTAAGCTCCGTCCCATCTCTGGAACTGAAACCTCTGGATAAAAGGTCTGATGGTAATTGTAGGACTGTAGTATACACTACCGTCTGGAAAAGTCACAGAGTATGATGCAGCTTTAATAACTGCTACCTCCATATCTTCTCCGTCTACATTCTTTGTACCCATGATGGGTTGATGTAATTGTTTAACTTCAGCCAAAGCAGACTTCTTTGGGCTACTTGATTGAGATACACCCATCAAGTCAGCTAAAGCTGTAGGATTACTTTCGATTACACTTAGTTGATTTTCCATATAGTTTTTACTCCTTTTGTTAAATGATTCGTTATTATACACTATACATCTTTTGTGTCAAGCCAATTATCACCTATTTTTGCTTCTAATAACATTGGCACATTAATTTGTATATCATAATACGATTCTATTATATTATTTAAGTTATTATTTATGTCTTGTATTATTTGTAAGACACTGCTCTCCTCTGACGGATGCACATCTAATACAACAGAGTCGTGTACTGTATTAACAAGTAAACTGTGCATCTCGTCAAATCTCAATCTGTTCTCTATCTCTAATAGTATGATAGGAACTATATCCCCTGTAGCGAAACCTTGCACAGGGTAATTTTTAATCATAGTAAAATGTGTAGGTGCGCCACTTGCTCTTCTTTCTACATCAGGAAAAGCGTATTGTCTTCCTGACGGTGTAGTGATCTTCCCTAAGTTTAAAGCCTCATCACCTAGCTTTTTATGCCACTTAGATATGCCTTTGTACTTATCTGTAAAGTGTGTGTAATACTCAGCCTCTGCCTTACTCCTGCCGTAACCTGTAGCTCCATACAAAGGTGCAAAGGTGTGTGCTTTAGCTTCCTGTCTTGATGTAGGCTGTCCTGCGTCAGATATAACTTTAGCTGTGTAGCTATGCACATCAAACCCTGTTTCAACTTCTTTCATTGCAACTTTGTCTTGAGATAACAATGCAGCAACTCTAAACTCTAGCTGTGCAAAGTCTGCCTCAAGTATCTTACCGCCTTGCCATCTCGACACAAATACTCTTTTTACAGGGAACGTACCGCCTCTAGGCATATTCTGCATATTAGGATTTCTACCTGAGAACCTGCCTGTAGCTGTAACGTGCTGAGTAAGACCTACATGTAAGAACCCATCAGGCTTAGTAAAGTTATGTATTCCTTCAACAAAGCTAGATAGATAACTAGATACAGCACTTTGTCGTTTTAAATCAGTTAAAAACTTGTACGCTACATCCATGTCTTTTGTCTTAGCGACTGAGATTAGTATATCTAAATAGTTTTTACTAGTTGTGAAACCGTTAGCACTTACCCACGCTTTAGATGGAGGAGCAAAACCTAGACCTGCCATCTGATTAGTGTTTGTAAATATATATCCTATAGCGTTACAGGCAGTACATTTTGATGGTCTAGCAAAAGGTGAGCCATCCTTTTTAGTTTTATATACCTTGCCTTTACCTCTACATTCCTGACAAGTGTACGCTTTAGTTTTCATAATTAAATCACTATTAGCTTTGTAAGCTGACACAAACTCCTTTTTATCGTTGACAAACTCAAATAAGTCAGCCCACTCTTTTTTGTTGTGAACCTTTCTGGAATATATAACTTGGCTAACTTGCTCTGGTGAGTTTAAATTTATAGGTGTGTCACCCATTAAAGTCTTCACAGTAGAGTTTAGCCTAGCTTCTATATCTGTAAGCTCCTGCTCAAATTGTCTACGCACACCTGCCAGAGCTACCTTATCTATCTTAAAACCATTCATGTACATTTTAGTCAATGTCTTACACACCCTGTTAGTTATATCTCTGACACCGTGTAAAGACTGAGCCTCTGGTATAGCAAACTCCTGTTCTAATCTATGATACAGGCATTTAGTTATGTTTAAGTCTTGCTCTAAATACCCAGATAGTTCCGCTAGAGGTATTTCGTTTGTGTTGTATCCATCAGCAAAGTATTTCTTTAGTGTGTCTTGCTTTTGATAACCTAGTTCATACCTATTAGCACAAGCCTCAAGCGATACAGATTGTTTCTGTCCTCTTTGGAGCAGGTAGTCAGCTAACATGGTATCGTAAACATCACCGTCATACTTGAAGCCACAAGACCACAACCACTGTAAATCGTGCTGTAGATTGTGACCTATCAAGAGTGTCGTTTTATCTAGCACAGCTTGTAGTTGCTTCTTTTGTGATCCATCAGTGTCTTGCTTTTCGTTGTGATCATAAGTAAATACATGCGGTTTGTTGCCCTGTGCGTTGAGTACACCTACTTGAGTTAGCGTGTTAGATGGCTCAAAAGGGTCAAGATGGGTCTTACCATCCCGTTTTGTTGTTGTGTTCTCTACGTCAAGTATTAACTTCATGCTGTAAACCTAGCTCTTTCTCCATCTAATTGTATAGTTATTTTACCATGCCAACCACCTTTTAACTTATTCTTGGCTATCACTAAATGCCTCTCTGTGTCTTCATTTTCTTGTCCTTCTATGGTAGGATTTTTACTGATAAGTAACATGAGATCAGCTTCAGATGCCTTACCTGTCTTACTACCTTCCAACATAGATTGATCTACATATATTTTACCTTCAGCTTCAGCAGACAGTTGTGACATCCATAGAATAGCACACTTATATTGTTTAGCTATGTTCCTAGCATGTATAGCGGCTTCCTTTAAGTATATGTCAGATCTTTCTCCTGTTCTAGGTGCAAACTTATCGCCCATATCTAACACTACAATGTCAGGGTTCATAGCTTTAACAGCCGCCTCTACCCAATCCATGTCTTTGCCTGTTGTGTCCTTTACATATATATTCTCTTTTATGGGTTTGTATCTAGTTGATGCTAGTGTGACGTTCTGTCGCACTTCTTCCATACTCATATTAGTTGCGGCTGAGAGATACCTAGCACCTACTCTATCATATGCTTCTTCATTACACAGTATCATACACTTTGCACCTTGCTCTGCAAACCCACCTTTGGAAGCTAACAAAGATGCGTGGAAGCTAGTTTTACCTGTATTAGGTCTAGCACCTATAACAACAAGGTGTCCACCACTAATACCCTCAACTATTCTTTGTAGTGTAGGTATGTTAAACTTCCATTGACACTGTATTGCATTAGCTTTTAACAAGGCATCTATACTCATGTCTTCCCATGTGATGTTTAAATTAGGAAGAAAGCTATCAGTGTAATCATCTAGTAGTTTTCTCAATGGCTCTAGTGTGCCTTTGTCACCATTAACGTAGTCAAAGCCTAAGTTAGCTATTTCTTCTCCTACCATCTGTTGAAACATCTTTGATAAAACTTCAGTAGCTATACCGTTATACATAGGCTTTTCTTTTTCTAACTTAGCGAACAAATCATCATAGGAATCTTTAGTTGCTGTAGTCATTGTGCTGTTGTTAGTCATAAATAAACCTTGTAACTCCGACACAGTTAGATCTCTATCGTGTAGCTTCATAGCGTAGTCTACTGTCTGCTTAATCTTTCGTACATCTTTAGTGAATATCTTGTCTGGACAACGTACACCTTTATGATCATCATAAAAGTCTTTGTTCATCAAGCTACGGATTAATGCTAGTTCCATCATGGTGTGATTCCCTCTATTAATTCATCTACGTTTTCAGTATAGAACCATTCGTGTCTTTTTTCAACACATATTTTTTCTGCGGCTCTATGGGCTAATACTTCTGCTCTATTCCTATCATCAGAGGTAAATATTTTTATTACTTCAAAATCCCTAAAAGGGGAAGCTGTGTTTAACTGTGCCACTCTATCTTTAGCATCAACTGCTTTTCCTATCTTATACCAATTTTTCCATGCGGGATTTGTAATAACGTATACATCACCTTCAGATCTTTTATTATAAACTTTCATCTTAGAAAAAGCTACATCTGACCAATCATCATAACGTCCTGGTTTCCAGTCAGGGTGGCTTGTGGGTATATAGACATTATTCACCCACATTCTATCTTTATTACCTCTATCACTACAACAATATTTACAAACGTAAACCCAGTTATTATACCTAGAGTGTGTCCAATTTACATCCTTAATTAATTTTTCTCCACAATCAATACACTTTTTCATAAGCTCCTCATTAGAAGGCTTTTGAGTAGCTTCCACGTAAGCTCTTTTAAGAGCCGTAACAGAGCTAAAGTTCTGTCTTACCGCCATCTTGCTACACTTCCTAGCTTTAGCTAACTCAAGAAAGAACTCGTCAAGTTCAGACTGATGGTTATAGAACCATTCCCACTCTGACCGCCTTCTACGGTCAATCTTGTCTAAACTGCACTCTTTGAGCAGTTCTTGAGGAATCTGTTTAGCTTCAGGATTTACTTTACGTAAATCAGAAAGTAACTTTCCTAGCTTGTAGCCATAGCCATCAATGCTACTATCAACAGAGAACCACTTTTTCAAAGTGACATTTCGTTTGAAGTCAATCTCTTCAATCATGATAGAGATTTCAACTCCTCTGACTTGCAGAGAGTTTACCTTATCAACAACTTCAGCTTGAGTTGGAAGGATTTTTGAAGCGGTGTTTGATTTAGCCATAAGTTACCTCCTTAATATTACTAACATCATTTTCTCTCCTATACTTAAAATCATCCTCTAGTCTGTAAGCTAAAACAGATGTCTTATCTCCACAAAATAACTTCAACTCTTTAGTATAAGCTATTGTTTTTATTGCTGCATCTGGATCTAAAGCTATTATTATCTTTTTAAAATTAGTCAGGTACTCCTTGTGTTTGTCGTTTAGTGATGTGCCTAGTATAGCAACACCTGTAACTTTAGGTAGCTCTTTCGCTACCACTGTAGCTGATATAACATCCTCTACAACAACTGCTACATGAGATTCGCTACCCAGTAAATATGAATAGTAGTTAGCTTCCTTGTCATACCGTAGCCATTTCGGAAAAGTATTATGCAAAGCTCTGCCTATAGCTCCTATCATCTTGTTATTTTCATAGATAGGAAACACGGCTCGTCTATCCTTAACATCATAGTAGAGTGCGACATTTTGTAGCTCCCATCTGTTGATAAATCTTTTCATAGCAGTGTTAGTTATATCTTGTGTCACATACTCAGGTAACACAAAGTCGTAGCTCCTATCTTTGATAAACTTATCTAGTTTTAATTTACGTTGTATCTGTTCACTGGACAAGGGAGTTTTGATAGCACCTTTGACATCACAACTATTCCTGTAGCAGTTGTAAACTATCGTGCCATCTAGGTTAGATACACTAAACTTTTTGTACCCACCACAGACAGGACAGTTTAAAGTTAAACTTTCTCCAAAGTCCAGTATCAACTCATTAACATATTCTCTGGCTCTGCTAGGCATGTTTGTATTCTCCTCGCCTAGACAGGGCATTGTTAGCTGATGTAAAGGTATGTTTGAGATATGGTTTCATAGAATTAGGGTTTGTGTGTCCACTAACAGCCATAATCTGTGTGCTGTCTACACCTGCTTCAACCATCTCTGTAATTGCTGTCCTACGCATATCCATCGCCTGTAACTCATCAGGAAGCCCACACACAGACTTTATCTCATTTACAATGGGTGACACTTCAATATTAGTATAGGCTCTGTAAGCACCGTTTATGGGTCTTACATGAGGTGCAACGTATTTTTGGAAGCCAAAGTCCTCGTGTTGTTGTTGCAGCATTTTGTACAGATCTTCTTCAATAGGAAGATGTACCTCTGCCCTTTTCTTAGATTGTGTCAAGTCTAATCGTCTAGCGTCAAAGTTAATATTTTTCCACTCAAGTAGTCGCATATCGCCTACTCTTTGTGCAAACTCATATGCCATATGCACTATTAGACCTATGCTTCTCCATTTAAACTCAGAGTATGCCATATCTAAAAATGTTCTAACTTGATCAGGTGTCCACATAACTTGTCTAGGTTTCTGTGTCATGCGTTTAACTGCTTTCATAGGATTAACTAATAGAAAGTCCATCTGCTCTGCCATGTTTAGAACCACAGATAGTGTAGTAGCAGTTATGTTAGCAGTCCTCACACCTTTGGTTAGCCAATCTTGATAAGCAAACTTACAGTCAGCTTTACCTAGTCTGTCTAGCTTTATGTCACCTAAAGTTTTAGTGTTAGACACTCTAGTTCTGGTAGCTTTGTTGAGACAATACTCATAATCTATCTGTGTTCTACTTCGTAGTGCTTTAAACTGTGGACTACGATAGTAATACTCTACCATATCGTCTAGCGTTTTTACTTTTTGTTTTTCATTATTTGCCATTTTATCCAAGACTCCATGCAGTGACCTGTACCTAAGAAAAAGTCTATGATCCAGACCAAGTTAATTTTTTTGTCCTTACTTCTCTGCCAGTTCCTAGTAGAGAATGTTTGGTGCATATCTCCTCCTAAGATTACATTAAATAATATACTCAAAGTAAGTCCTACTCTTTTTATGTACTCAGTAAAGTATATGTAAATTAAAATACACCAAGAGTGCAACTGACAATAAGCCAACGATAGTTTTGAATACAACTGGTTCATTTTTATCCATCCTTATTTCCTTTTGTTATTCTAATCATGTTAGTCCTCCTTCTCTTGTTTAATAATAGTGTTAAATTTATCTGTTAAGTCTTTAAGTATATCTATATCTTCAGCCCAATCATCAAAGTCTTCATCAAGTAGGACTGATTCGTCTAAGGTATCATATATCTCTTTCATTGTCAATTTGTCTCCTATCTAGCTTTTTTGGTTTCTGTTTCTTTTTATTAGGGATAATCATAGGACTCCTTCGCTTCTGCAACATAGTTCTAGCTATAGGATTAACCACCCTTAATCTTTCTTTTATTTTCATCATAATCCTCTTTCCTAATTATCTCTAGGTTTCTTACGTTTCGCATCTTAGATTTAGCTTTCTTCAAGCCTTTGTAATCCTCTTCTGTACTAGCGAGTAATATCAACGGCATCCTACCTTTTGTAAACTCTCGCATTTCTTCTATTCTTTTTTTGTGTTCATCTTGTTTTGCCACGATATTCCTTTCCTGTTTTTATTTATATGTACAAATTTTTTGTTGCAATAACCACAGATAGCTTCTCCCTCTTTCAATCTATAATATACTCTAGGATGGTCATCCTCACATACCACTGTGTCTTTATCTACATATTCAATTTTCATTTTGTATTTCTTTTAAAACTTTTTCTATGACCTCTTCAGCAGTATGCCCAAAATATATAGTGTCATTGTAGGCAAGTGTAAAACTAGGTAAACCTGCATCATAATGTTTATTAAGAGTCTGGTCTTTAACTTTAGAGTATAGCTCTTGTTTTAATCGTAACTCTCTTCTGTGTTCAAAAAAATTTACCATACTGCATCCATACCTTTTGTAAACTCTCGCATCTCTTCTATTCTTTTTTTATGTTCATCTTTCTTCGCCATGATACTCCTTGCATTATTATATATGTTACTAGGGTGCATACAATGTATATGCCTATTGCATTATTTCCCCATACTAAAAAATATTGTAACAGGTTTAGATGTTTTAGTAAACCCACTACTAATATCATTACAAAGTAACCTGCAAAAACAGTTAATAGTATTAGCCATACTGCGCCCATATCATCATCCCTAATAAAAGCACTACCAAGAGTATTATGTAATAATCATTTGGGTCTTTGTCATTCCAATAGCTCATGTTTCTACTCCAAAATTACAACGCACTAACAGTACAAATATAAACAATGTGGCTACTAACATCCATTTAAGGAAGGATAGGAAGCCTGTGTAAGCTATCTCTGCCTGTGCCTGTGCGTCTTGTTTTACTTTATCGTCCATTCTACCACCTCTCCTGTGTTCCATTTATCTGCTTCTACTTGTGCTTCTTCCTTTGTGTCAAACACTTTAACAGGTGTGTCTACTGTCCACATAGCACCACACCCATCTTTGACATACTCAAAGCCCTCAAAAGGTTCAATCATTACTGCGTACTTCATCTTCATCCTCCTTTGGTAAATATACATCTACATGGCTCTGACACTTAGGACAATGTAAGTTAGTGACCATGAGCCATGTGTCATCTTCTTCGCTGATGTCATGGTCACCTCCCCAGATTAGTTGTGTGTTACAGTGCCAACAGTTCATCGTCTTCTTGCTCCTCTTCTACACAAAATCTAATCCACACTACTCCTTCAAATCTTTGCACCTCATCCCAATTATGGTCAGGGCAAGTTTCTAACCACTTTTGAAATTCTTCTTCAGTCATTAGTTCACCTTATCTTTCTTTTCTTTAGGTACATCTTCACTAAATATGTAGTCACTGTAGTGATTCGTATACCCATTATCTGATTTTGGTTGTGCAAAGTCAAACACTTTACTGATTAACCAAGAGCTATTCCTAATCTTTTCTATAGTGTTGTACTCCAATGGTACACCTTCAGATACTTGATTGTCTAAGTCTTTCATGGCATTTATAAGTTCTAAGAAATCATATCTCTGGCTTACTGTGAAAGACACTACCTTTTCTGCTTGTTTGTTTGTCATATTTATTCTCCTCTTTCTATTACTTCTGGTTCATCTACACTTATGATAATGGAGTGTACACCACCCTTACCGTTCTCACTATACTTATATGCTTCTTGGACAGTCAGGTAATCTCCTACATCAGCATACTTGCGTAAACCTTTGATAGAAAATCTTTTGTCACCTCTGCTTTTACTTTTGTAAAACTTTAAGGTAGTCTCTGCACCAAAGATAAACTCTGCATCATACTCATCGCACTCACCTTTTTCTAGTCCATCAAAGGTACAACACAATGCTTTAGAGTACCAATCCTGTATAGGTTTAGTTGCATCCATGATAGATTTCTCTAGCATAGTCTTAGTCAGCTTGATAGTGAACCTATTGTCAGTGAATGTAGTCTCCTCTATCATGCCATTATTAACTTGTGTTTGAATTACATTAGTCATTATTAATATCCTTCCATATAGTTATATTGATTCGATGAAAATATACTAGGTCTTTCTGGTGGAATGTCAACAAGAGTTTTAATATGTTCATAACTCACAAAGCACCCACCTTTCTCTTGTTCGTAAACTTTAGTTGCCCATGTTTCACACTGCTCAAGGCTAGCGAATTGCATAACCATGAGCAGTCCATAAGTTGTTATAGTTTCAGTTATCATTGTCTAAACTCCAATCATATTTCATGTGTTTCCTAACACCTAAGTTATCACATAAGTAGTAGTATAAGTTATCTATCAGGTCTGCCTTACCTTTGAACAAGTCCTCATAGTTATCCATGCTCATAATCTCGTTAAGGGTAAGACTGCCCACCTTCTCCATGTGTATATGGTTTGAAGGTGTATCAGCATATTCAGTCTTACTCTTTGCGTATTCTTTTATCGGTATCATGCTACTAACTCCTTAAAGATAGGAGATGATACCCATTGTGACACTTCGTTCTCTCGCTTCCACATTGACTCAGATGCAGTATCGTAGCCAGTGTTTCTAAGAGCGAAACCATTTCTCTCATCTGCGTAAGATGAATAGTTAGTCAAAGCACTATATAAGGCAAATACATTAGCACCTCTGGTGATTCGCTCTTGATTGTATAGCTTGAGCATCTTCTCAGCTTTACGTTCAGACTTAATCATCTTCTCTAGCACCTC